ATCAGAAGATTCATATCTACTAATAGTATCAATGGAACCAATAGCAATAACCGGTGATAGACAAATCGTGAATTATTCAGATTCACCGGGTGCAACAAATGAATTCTATTGGGGCAATAATGGTTGCTCGTGGGGACCGCTATATAATAATTACGGAATATATGACGAAATCGATGATGGGTATGCTAAAAATTATTTAACCTACAAAGAGGGCTTTTGGTATAATTCAATTGTTGGTGCTCCATCGCTAGATAATATAATTCCAAATTCTTTTACTAGCCAAAAGAGAGCAACATTAATATCAAATAATCCATATGATAAGTTGATGACAAGACCTATACAATCTATAAATGGTCTTTGGCATCGGAATTGGGGATTATATAATACCATAAGAATGATATCCGCAGATAATATTTTATATCATGGTTATACTTCATCATCCCCCAATGCATACACATCTTCTGATTATGGACCAGGATTGACGAGTGATTATATCTCAGCCATGCGAGCAATTAGGTTACTAGACGATGGTATAACTTCAGAATCTCAAGGAAACACAGCAAACCCAAATAATATAAGTGGATGGTATGTTCCTAGCCATGATGAATTAGCATTCATGGCTGCTAATTGCGTATTAGATGATTATAATCCATATGGATTTAATTTAAATATTAAACTTCTAGAAGAGGGCGGATCTCCATTAGATGGAATTATGTGGTCCTCAACTGGGGCATTTGATACATCATATTATGGAATAATTGGTAACGACACACATGATTTAATGGATGGTATCTACTCTAATGTTGGATTAAGTGCAGGTTCTATGGCGTGGTGTGTTAATTTTGATTCGAATGGAATTATAAATAATTTTAAGTCTATTAAAAGAAATCGAACAAAAGAATTAGCCCAAGTAAGACCAGTACGTCTAATACGTTGTGATAAAAGATACCACACCGACAAAGAAAGCAATGGAGATAAACTGTGGCGTCTTCCTCCGGTATATAGAGATAAAGATAGAGGGATCAACCAGTAATGATAATTGGAAGTAGCAGAATTCCCGTAGTTGGATCCAGAGGACCAACTGGTCCCACTGGCCCTACTGGACCAACTGGTCCCACTGGATCTACTGGAACGACCGGAAACGCTGGTTCTAGAGGTGTAGGTATCTCTGATGTAATATCACCAACTATATTATATCCCAATGTTGTGTTTAATATTAGTGATGGGACAACTATCGATATACCATTTGAGAATTTCTTCGAGGAGGAGTCCGTAGATCCTGGCTCATTGAATATAGTTCCTGCAATAGTGGGAAATACATATGGAAATATTCTACAATCAATATCTGGTAGGACTGCTTATTTTAAATCAATATATGGTGGAAGTGGAATAACTGTAGAAGAAATTGACAACACACTTTATATTAGTGGGGTCACCACTGAGTATGGAACTATTGGGACAACTGGTAGTAATTTTGTCTATATTTATTCTGGTTTGTCGGGACATGGAACAGACAAATATACAAGATTTGATTATCTTGAATCTGGTAGTACTTTTGGAAATGTATACCATCTTGGTGGAGATTTTGTAGAGAGTACTAATACTGGAAATATAATCAGTAATCATAATGTGCCTCCTACCAATACACATGAAATAAAAAATGACTTAACCGTTTCTGAAAGATTTAGAGCAATACCGTTTGCCCATTATTCTCATACTACTGGAAATACATTTGGAATAAATTTGGGCATATCTGCTGGTTCTGAGTCGGTTTATTATTTTAAAAAGACAGAACCAATTGTAGATCCGTTTGGTTCGTCCTTCTCCGCAACTATTGGGTCATGTTGCTTGTGTGATAATGAGACAGATGAACTTAATAGTATTTGTGTGGATTATACTACAGAAGCATATTGTAATTCTATGGGTGGTTCGTTTAATGAAGTTTCATGTGAAAATAGACCAGAAGGTCCAAATTGCTCTTCTGTTGGAAGTTGCTGTTTATATGGCCAATGCTTTTCAACAACAGAGAATAAATGTTTTTCGGTGAATGGATCATTCATTGATTTACCATGTGGTTCTTTTAGTTGTCCTGATCCGTGTTCGTTTGAATCTGGAGCGTGTTGTATAGAAGGTTCGTGCTTTGGATTCGACGAAGATACATGTTCCGCGTTAGGTGGTATGTGGTATGATATGGTGTGTAATGATGTTCTCTGTTGTATGGGAGGAACAAATAGAGGGGCGTGTTGTCATACAGATGTGCCACCGTGTACAGAAAACGGCTGTCCTTCCACACCTGAAGGTATTTTTAGATGTATGCAGATGAATCCTCTCGAATGCTCACAAACTGATGGTGTATTCTATGGGTTTGGTACACAATGTTGTGATATAAATTTATTACCGGTGGGCTGTGTTGAGTGTTGTTCTTTCCCAGGAGAAACAAACAAAAGAGCATGTTGTATTCCAAACAGTAGTGGTGATGAATATAGTTGCGTTCGTGTGACTGAAGTTGAATGTATTTCTATGGGGGGAATATTTAATTCTGAAATCCCAACGTGCTTAGGTTCCCCCTGTTCGCAATACGAAGGTTTTGAAATGAGGAAATATAGTGATAATCCATTTTCTTCTTCTGTGCCAACATGTAATCCTTGTTTGAATTCAGATCCGAATGATAATAGTGTATCGTATGTTCCTGGACAATATTATGAAGAACTTGGTGGATATTTCATTGGTTATATGGGACTGGATAATCCTTGTGATTATAGTGACGTTCTACAAACCTCAAATTATCCTTTGGCAAAAGGACAAATTAAAAAACAAATAGAAAAACACACAAGAAACACCATAAATTATCTTCCAGGAATGGATTGGGATAGTTCTGATATTAATTCAGATCTTCCTGGACCCGAATTGGATAATTCATATCTTTCATATAAAACCAAATATACAGACAAAGAACCAAACACAAATATAAAAAGAGGATGGAACCCATTTGAGGACCATTTAACACCAAACATGGTCTATTCGTACACATTAACAAATTCCAATTATGTTTCTGGTCTCTTTTCGGATATGTTTGATATATGTTCCATTAATCCACCCACAGATTCTTCGTGCAAAACAGACAAGGGAGATAACCAATTTTTACATAATGTATATTTCCCCAATCTATATGGATGTCCTGCTGGAAATTTGATTAGTCCTGGTGAAAGTTATTATCAAGATTTTTATAAAGAAATTCCATATAGTAAATATTGTAACGCTCATAATAAATGGCATATTAATAAATTTGATGAAATAATATATCCTTCCTTGGTTTCTTTATATGGGTGGACTGAAGGATCCCGAAACAACCCAATACATCTTGATAATTCAGATTATGTGCATTTTGCAAATCAAATATACGGTCAAGATAAACTTCATAGAAGATGGGCACTCGTGATGAGTCCCGTAGATATTATAAACCCAAATAATCTTTCCGGCGAAACCAACTACCAATTGCGGTGGGGTATGATGCAAAATGGATCTGTTAATTCTGATGGTAAAAGTAAAACAAGAATTATCGAAACCACAGAATATGACGGTTTATTAAACACAAGAATGTTTGACAATACATCCTATGAAAATAACTTATGGTTCTTTGGTGATAATTTAGATTATGAAAAGTGGGAACATAACATAAACAACAATTGGGATTCATCTGTTTCACGAATTGATATAAACAATTCTTCGGAAATGTTTAAAACTGAATTTGAGAACATGTGGAAGAAAATTAACACAAACAATAGTTGTTTGTGGCAAGTATCAAATATAAACACCAATGGTGGCATTATGAATGATTCTGATAAATTTGAATATTCTAGTGGATTTGAAGATTGGTATATCCCAAGTATGTCTGAATTAGGATATGTTTACTGGGCAACTAAAAATACCAATTTAAATAATAATCTATCAGCAAATAATCACAAACCAGTGAGAGAAGAATTATATTGGTCCTCTACCAGTGCCGACAGGTGGTATATCAACCCATCTGATGGAACATATGTTAGACCAACAAAAAAGAATTTCAATTGGAATTGGGATAACTTTATTGGATATGATGGAAATGGTGGTCCGGATGAAAATTATTTTAACACCATGGAAACAGTTTTGAGTGGTTTGCCGGACAATGATCCAAACATTGATAAAGACGAAATAATAAGAAAGTCGGGAAATGCCCACAGAATGTCATGCCAAGTATTTAATGGAATTAATCCTATTATCAACCACCATCTCTGTGGTTATGATGAAAACAGTACATGTGAAGGAATGGTGGTAACACCATTCAGAGATGAAGAAATAGCATCTCTTAGATTAATAAGAAGAGTTTTAGTTTATACTTCTGAGAGTGACTCCTGGATGAATGATTATAATCCAGGTGATGTTGGAATCTCACGAAAATCATACACGAAAGAACCGGCTTGGAAAAACAACAATCATCCTAATGATGGGATGAAAGGTTGTCTAAATAGTTAAAATAGTATGGGAAATTATTCATGGTTTATATTGGAAGTAGTCGAGTATATCCAAATAACACAGAAGGAATGATAGGTCCAACTGGTCCGTCAGGTCCAATGGGACCAGTCGGGTCTTTTGATGGATCTACTTCTGGTCTTACCGGCCCAACTGGACCAACAGGATATTATATAGTAGAGGGATATACTGCAAGTGATTCTTTCCATATTAAATTATCAAATGATATTGGATTTACTCTTGACAATTTATTAGATTTAGAAAACAATCTATATGATGCATATGGTATTACGATGCCTGTGCCTGTTGGGTTTACTGGTGGAAATATTTTTGATGAGTATTTACAAGGTGCTTCTGGGACTACATTCTTTTTTAAATCAATAACCGGCGGAGCAAATATAACAGTAACTTCGACGGACAATAGTATTATTATTAAAAGTTCGTCAAATTCGTTCTCTGGGGTAACTCTTGGTGCAATAACTGACGAAAAGGTAATTATAACATCTTCTTCAAATAGTGATGCTTTACAGGATCAAGTGATATCATCATCTATAAGTATAATACCCGAATCTGGTATTACTGGTGCTCTTGATTTAGAATATAATAATGTATTCAATCCATATTCTTTGAATAAACTTTCTGTTGGACCAATCCAAGAAACTGAACTTGTTGGTATTACAGGTGGTCCATGTTTAGGTGGTCCTTGTGTTCAGGGAGAAGGTATACTTTTAGATATTCGTGATGGTTCTGTTATTAAAATAGCAACACCAATAGGCATTCAGGGTATTACTGGAGAATTTAATAGTCTAGGGTGGTTTTCTTTTACTGCGTTCATTGACGGCAATGATCTGTGGGACGTACCATCTGATATAAAATTTGAAAATGACACTTCTCTTGGATGTGGTTTAAATATTGTTCATTTTACTTATGATCCAACATTATCATCTTCTAATTGGAAAGCATCTTTAGTTTCAAAAAACTACAATAAAGACGATTGTCCAATTATAGAAAACTCAATTGGTTCATGCTGCTACATAAATGAATCTGGATCACAAGAGTGTTTGGAGTATATGACTAGTGAAGATTGCACAATCAATTATGGTGGTAATTTTTCTTTATTGACACCATGCTCTTCTTCCTGTTCTGAATTAATAATAGGAATTTGTTGCATTGGTCCAGATTGTCACCAAGATATGTCAAACACAGAATGTGATTATTTTGGAGGAATTTTCTGGGATTATATTCCATGTCCACCAAATAGTTCTTATGGAGTGTGCTGCCTTTCTGGTAATAGGTGTGAGACAAACACATTAATAGGATATTGTGATTCTTCTGGTGGAACGTGGTATTCTTATGATGTTGGTGCTGATTGTGGTTGGTGTTTAGATAAACCTGAAGATACGGGTGCATGTTGTCCTGCCAATAGTGGGGACTGTTATCAAACAACTGGAGACAAATGTATCTCTCCATGGAATTTCTTAGGAGTAGGAACCGAGTGTTCACAATGTGGTAATATTCTGGGTTCGGCTTGCTCGACGGAGGTGACAAGTTGTATAGACAATATCACCAACGATGAAAGCCCAGGATACCCATATATTTGGTCTCCTGTTCCTTGCTCACAAAATAATACTTGTAGTTCCGGAGCATGTTGTACACCAGACAACGGGGGTGATTTTTTCACTTGCAGATCAAATATACTGGGATATAATTGTACTGGTACATTCTACCCAAATACTAGTTGTAGTGGATTAAGTGATGAACAATGTCCGGCGGCACCGGAAGATCATGATTTCTGGTGTTGCACGTTGTACGCCGTGTGTAGTGGTTATGACTGCTGCTCTGATTGTACGCTCGGGAAGTGTTTAGATCCCAATGATGATTGCAGCGCTTGTTGTTATGCAGCGGCCAAAGGCTGGTTCCTTGACGGCAACCCACCCGGTAATTATGTTTGTACGGGGCCATATAACACGCAAGACTATGATCCATCTGTTCAATGTCCTTCGTGGGTTATAGATCAAGAGTTAATTTATCCCCCCTGCAACGCCACTTGCACGGCCGGTTCGGGCTGTGATGATGTTTGTACTGGAAGTGTATATGTAGATGATGAGTATGTTTACGCATGTCCATCCTGCGGCGGTTGTGCTGGGTCTGAATGTCCTGGTTGTTGCACCGGCGTCTCCGAGGCGGCAAGAACAGCCGAAGATGTGACAAATTGTGCTGATTGCGATGTTGTTGGTGAAGATTTCTGCTGTGATCCGTGTCAACAAACCGGATCTTGTTGTGTTAATGTTGCAACAGATGATCTTCAAGATGAATATATTTGCATAATACCAACACTGGACGACGGAACTCCATTTGGATGTATAAGTGAACTTCAGTGTGAAATTTTAGATGGAACTTGGGTAGAGGGTGGCGTTTGTGGTGAGATTGATTGTTGTGAACATATGCCTTTGTTGGGCGCGTGTTGTGTGTTTGATAATTCGTTAAATCAATATATTTGTACTATTGCAACACCGACAAATTGTCTTAATTCTGGTGGTCTCTTTATGGGACATGAAACATCCTGTGATGATATGTTGTGTGGATGTGAAGCATATGGTGCATGTTGTATTCCTAACTTTGATAATTCGACGTACACATGTGAAGAAACTACTGGAACTAATTGTACACAATTAGAAGGAATATTTGTAGAAAATTCACTATGTGGAAATACTGATTGTAATGAAATATCATTCACTGGTGCTTGTTGTAATGAATATTATGGAACATGCGCAGATAACGTTTCTATTACTGATTGTACTGGAACTTTTCACTTCCAAGATACCTGCGATAGTATTGTTAAAAATAACAGTCTACTATTAGATCCCAGATTAGATCCCACAGATTCACAAGAAAATAGTTTCAATACATCCTATCTTCAATGGAAAGCGTGGCCCGGCAAAAGTCAATATCCCTTTGGTGCAGAGTGTGAAGATTTATCTTGTTCTTATTGCGGTGATTCTTCTGGTGATTCTCATTGCATCAACTGTACAATAGATGATTCTGTTTTCAAATATCACAATAATGATCCTGGATATGTTGGATATCATTGCCCGTCTTGTGCTGAATATGGTAGATGTTGCGTTTCTAAATGGTGGAGTGTTAAAGAGGATTTAGAAAATAATAGTTCGATTAATAGTGCAGAAGAGGCTCTAGATTATGTAGATAATGACCCACAGCATGAAGGATTAGATGGAACAGAAACATATTGTTTATCTTCAACTGAAGGTATGTGTGACATGATGATGGGTCATTTTGAACCATCATTCCAGCAGTATGAAAACTCTAGTTGTCCCGATGCTCCAGGAGGAGAATGTTGCCCCTCCAGTGACCCAACATATAACTCTTTCTGTGATTTGGATCAAGTCGTTTGTTGCTCACGAACGAGTGGTCATGGTGGGTTGGAAATGAGAGATAGTTGGTATGATTGTGTTTTTGGAGATTTTGATACAACTGGAAAATTTGGTGTTCCTTTATCTCCAAGATATAAAACGGTACAAGATGTGCCCGACGAGATTAAAAGCAAATTAAGTTGTGGTCAAGCATATGCTGGTGGTGTTTGTTGTTATAAACATCACGTTGGGTCTGACTGCGATGGTAACTGGGTGGCACCGTGGTTAGAGAATGTATGTTCAGAAATTGCTGAAGAAGACTGTCATTTTAATGGTAGTACTCGTTACTATAAATGGCTAGATGGGGCGGATTGTTCAGACAACCCATGTCACCGGGGAATTCATTGTTGTACTGATGGTGAATGCTATGAGTTTACTGTTAGGGATGGTCAACGGGATTGTGGTGCAGGCATTGAGGAATACGCCACTACATTCCCCACCGCTGCTACTGTATGTGGCAGGGCGGGGGGGAGTTCCGACATTCTCGGCTCGCTTGGTATGTGTTGTGCAGATAACGCGGGTACAGAAGAATGTGATGGGTTAACACCCTCTTCCTGTACGGGTGCTTGTTGCGTTAATGGTAATTGTGAGGACCTGCTTCTATCAGAGTGTGACGGCGGTTCTACTGGTAACTATCTTGGACCTGGCACTGAATGTAAGTATATAACTTGCGGAGGAAGATGCTGTCCGTCCTACGACGATACAGCGGGGACTCAGTGCCAACATGCGGTGGACTTGGCTGCATGTCGAGACCTTAATGGTTATAATGCCAACTTTGATGGTCATAATACAGTCTGTGGAGATGCTACATGTGAAAATAACGGCGGACTTGGTGTTGACACGCAGTGTTTTACTACTGGAGCATGTTGTATTCAAGGTAGTTGCACAGATATGGAGATACCAAATGAAGACGGCTATGACGATGCTATAGGCCCAGAGGAATGTCATGCTCAAAATGGTACTTGGCACTACCGAGGTTCGTGTTGTAGTAGACCTGATTTTGATTGTAATACCAAATGGGAACGGGGTGCGTGTTGTTGGACCGACCAGTACGGCCGGAACCGATGTTGGAATGCGTCTCGGCAGTTTTGTGACCAGGCATTCGGCGGTGGGGAATGGCAAGGAATTAATACTACATGTAATGATGAAAACCTTCCGGGTATGTGTTATCCAGAGGGTGCATGTTGTCTACCTGATGGTACTTGTCAATATACTTCGAAGCAATCCTGCTTGTCTTGGGGAGAAACTTCATATTTTTATGAACCAAGATCAGGAGAACAATATTACACCGACTGTGACGACGATGTCGTAAGGTGTGAACGGGGAACTTGTTGTATTCCCAACCCCGATGAACTCCATGATGCAGAATGTAAAAATACAATATGGCCTCGATGCAAAGAATATCTCAAAAATTCTTGTAACACTTATACTGACTATTGGGAAGATAATTTCGGAGATTATGAAGGCGAAACCACTCTTTGTTTCCTGGATAACTTCTACGACGCCATGGACGAATATCTTTGGACACTAGATAATGCTTGTGGTTCTAATGGGTATAACTGCAATTTCCCGAGAGTTGCATGTTGTGATGATGGTGTTTGTATTGATAATCGATATGATTATGCTGGTTGTGAGGCCGCTGGTGGTATAGTACTTGATCCTGGTGATCCAGATTGGTCTTCATGTGATGATCTCAATTGTGGCCATGTGGTTGCTGATGTTTGTGTTGCTCCGGAATTACACAGTGTTCAAACTAATCCCAGTTGGCGATACCCCACTCTCGTTTCTGGTATACCTGCATGTACATGTGGTGCTGGTGGTGACGTGGGTGCATGTTGGAAGACAAAGGGTAGCGGGAACAATTGTGTTAATATAACGTGTGCGACCTGTGTTGATGATTATCGTGGTATATTCTTAGGAGAAGGAAGCGATTGCAACCAAGATGATAGTCTTGGAGATTTCCTTCCCGGCGCGGAGGGCACATGTTGGATGGAGCCGAGTATCGAAGACCTGACGTATACGGAGTGTCAACAATTCGCCGGATTCTTTACAGCGAAGAGTGCCTGTTTCGATGACGACGGCGATTGCAGCAACAGCACCAGTATTATACCATTCAAGCAATGTTGTGTGGAAGGGAATGTAGATGTATGTGTCGATGAGGGCAAGACGGATGAATACCCACGATACTGGAGAGCACCCACTCCAGATCATCCTTGGTTCTATAGTTGCGATGGAGATTACCCATAAATGATAAAAGGTACATAAAAATGACAACTGATACAAAATCAATTTGCAGATATATCCTTAAAGAAACGGATGATTACACTTCTTTTGAAATAAAAAGTTGTCTTGATTCTTTGAGAACAGGGGAAATTAAATCATATAAGAATGTTTTTGGAGTTGATGTCTTAGAACGAAATGACTTTTTTTGTAATAAAGCCTGCTATAAAACCTTCATAGAAACAATCACAAATAAAAAGGCAATAGCATCAGTTAAAAGAACGTATTGGTCACCAAAACAATCATCGCCATATAAAACTAAAAACTACAACGAAGAAAATATAATAGAAATAACAATAAATGACAGCAGTGATATTTTGTCGTTCTGTGAAGCCCACGAACCACATGATGATATTATTGTTAGAGATGAATCAAGCAAAGGATTCAAAAGAGAGTCGAAAAAATTATACATCATCACATCAGACAAATCATTTAATCCAGAAGATTTTATAAATGACTATTCTGAAAATGTTAATTTTGTAACATCAAATCTTGATTCTTCTGGGTATGGTGTTTATACTACAGCAACAAATGAAGAACTTCTGAATTATGGTGATTTCGGAAAACACAAGTATTATGACACATGTGACAAAAGTACACCTTGTTGTGATAATTGTTCAATATATGCTATTGGGAACTGCATAACAATAAATTCATGTAAATGGATATTTTCTGATGGAATGTATGATTTAGTCTGTTCTGATGAACACAAATGTTCCGAAGCATACCCCATGTCAATCGATATATTACCAACAGAATTCTATAATTCAGATCTAAATAGCGATAAAAGAAAAATATGGAAAAAATTAATAAACGAATCCAAAACAATCAAAGAAAGTTCAAAAAAGAATTTATTCATTCCAGAATTAAATCAATGTTTATGGTTTGAATGTATACCAAATTCGTTAAATGATCCCTGTAAAAAATACGGAAAATGTTAATTGACAATTAATAAATCTAATATACAATATGAAATAAAGGAGAGTTTTATTATATGAGTGAGTATAATATGAATCAAACCCCAGAAGAAAAAAAAGACTGTGGGTGCGGTAAAAATAAGAATTTTAAAAAACAAGAACTTCCAGATCAAGGTGGTTTTTTAAAGAGAAAGATGAGCATGATTCAGAGTTTTGCATCATCTTTAACTTCTAGGGGAGTGAATAACAAAAAGATCAACAGAGCAAATAAACAACTTAGAGTCTTAAGTTGTATTGGAAATGATTTTATAGGTGGTGATCTTCCCCAATGTGAACAGTTAAAAATTAGTAAAGTTGATTCAACAAAACGATATTGTGGGGCATGTGGTTGTGGTGACAGAAAAGGAACGTGGTTAATTTCAGATTCAAATGAATATGGTAAATTAGATTACCCAAAGGTGGGGTGTCCGTTGCAAATGCCAGGATTTACCAATTATCGAGAAAGTCTACCAGAAGAAGCACAAGAACCAACCACCAGAAAGTACTTCATTGAACATATTTCATATAAAGAGTTAGAAATAATACCAGTAACACTCCCGCAATTAACAGAAAAACAAGAAAAGGCTATGGAAGAATCTCAAAAAAGAATGCAAAAGATGAGAGAAGAAAAACAAAAGTAATAAGAAGAAAATTAAGAATAAATTCTCCAATAGTGGGAAAAAGCACCTAATTAGGTGCTTTTTTCTTTTATACATATAATTAGGAGAATCTTATGCCAATACCAACGTCTAGAGAAAGTATAATAGAATATTCATTTCGTTCTCTTGGGTATCCTGTGGTGGAGATTAATGTTGATCATGGACAGGCTCAAGATAGATTAGATGATGCTTTAGATTATTTCGTTGAAAGGCATTTTGATGGAGTCGAACGTGCTTATTTCAAATATCAAATAACACAAACTGACATTACAAATAAATACATTGACACTGATTCTTTGGGAGCGGTTAATGGGTTTGGTGGAGATGGACCAACAGGTAAAGATATTGTTACTATAAGTCGAATACTTCAATTTGGTGATTTTGCCAATATTAGTATGTTTGATGTTAGATATCAAATGGCGTTAATGGACTATTTTGGTATCAATCGGGGCTTGGGTGGAAATAGTTCTATGGGTCTTGCAAGTTACGACTCCACCAAAAGATATATCAGTCTATTAACTGATTTTTTCCAACCAGAAAAGAATGTCAGATTTAGTAAGGTAACTAATAAACTTCATATTGATATGAACTGGGAAAATGAAATAACAGCCAATGAATATCTAATAATTGACGCATATGTTAAATTAGATCCGGAAACTTTTCCAGAAATTTGGAATGACCGGTATTTAAAGAGATATCTAACGGCTCTTATCAAAAAACAATGGGGTCAGAACCTTTCTAAGTTTGAAGGTATTCAGTTGCCGGGTGGCGTTTCTTTTAATGGAAATCAACTTGTTGCCCAGGGAGAAGATGAGATATTACGAATCGAAGAAGAAATTAAATCACAAGTCGAACTTCCAATTGACTTCATGACAGGTTGAGCAAGGAGACCTTTGGATGGCTCGAAATCCATATTTTAAAGAATATTCTGGCGAACAAACCCTAACTGATGATGTTACAATAGAGATCATCAAAATGATGGGTAAGGATATGGTATACATTCCTAGAACTCTCGTTAATGTGGATACTCTCTTTGGGGAAGATGACATCTCAAAATTTGATGATGGATATACTATTGAGATGTACATAGAATCGGTAAATGGATTTTCGGGTAGAGGCGATGTTCTTTCAAAGTTTGGTATTGAAATTAAAGATAATGTTGAATTAGTCGTTTCAAGAAAACGATTTGAGGATGCAGTTGGAACGTATGAAAATATAACAAGACCAAGAGAAGGTGACTTGATTTATTTTCCTCTCTCTAAGACAGTATTTGAGATTAATTTTGTTGAACACGAAAACCCATTCTATCAACTTGGTAAACTCTTTACTTATAAATTATCATGTGAAACCTTCACCTATAGCCATGAGGAAATTGATACGGGTATATCTGATATTGATAAGGTTGAAACAGACAGAAAGAAATTTGCAGTTGAACTGACGTTGGGAACTAGTCATACTGTATCATATCCAAACTTCTTTGAGGGGGAAAGTGTATATCAAGTTCTAGGCGTCACTGGAGCGGGTGCTACTTTAGGAAACGCAACATCTACTGCAATTGCTGTTGATTGGGACTTAATCACAACTAAATTGAATATAACAAATATTGTTGGGTCATTCTCAACAAGTGCCGGAGAAACCATCAAGGGTGCGGTCTCTGGTGCTGAATATGACGTTTCTTCTAAGACTACAACTACTATTATTGTGCCCAACGAGCCGGTGACAGATACTCCAGTGGGAGACAACGAAGAGATTGAATTGATCAGAGATGTTGAAGATATATTTGACTTTACTGAAACTGATCCTTTTTCGGAAGGTACATATTAGAAAATGTTTAGTGCATTTTACAACGAATCATTACGAAAATTAGTCATTGGATTTGGCAGTCTATTCAATGAAATTCATATTATTCGTAGAAATTCTGATGGTACAGAAAAAGAAAGAATTCGTATTCCGATATCTTATGGGCCAAAAGAAAAATTCATAAGAAGAATAACAGAATCCAGTTCTATTTCAGATAGTAACAAAGTTCAAATAACTCTACCAAGATTGGGATTTGAAATTCTCAATATCAATTATGATCCCATTAGAAAAACAAATAAATTAGGCAAAACTAAAGAAAAAGATATTGATTATAGCGTTAAGTGGAACTATAGAGAAGTACCTTATAATATAACATTCGGTTTATATTCGTTCACCAGAACTATGGACGATAACCTACAAGTGATAGAGCAAATAACACCGTTTTTCACACCAGAATTTATCGTTTCAATGAATGTAAATGATATTAACAAAAACATTGATATCCCCATTGTGTTGAATGCAGTTAATACATCTGAAGATTATGAAGGCGAATTTGATTATAGAAGAAGTATTATAAGTACTTTTTAGTTTACTGCGAAAACATACGTTTATGGACCAGAAAAGACATCTTCAATAATACTAGATGCAAGTGTGGAATTGTATAATGTCGAAGGTGACGCATGGCCATCAATTTCTGATCCATATACCTACAGAGTGCGTGCAACAGGTGATACTGGTGGAAATACTGGTGGTTCGACAGCAGGAAGGAATGAAGTAGTTTATGAGTGATAAAAAATCTGTTAATGAAAAAATATCTGATGTGTTTGATGTTGAATATGAAGTTAAAGAATCAAAAGCAATAGAGAAATCTAAACCTATTGTTGTTTCTGAAGACAGATCAGAAGAAAGACACATCAAAGAAGATTATCGCATAGCACGAGAAAATATGCAGGAATTGATTGGTATTGGAAAAGAAGCGATAGACGGAATATTGAAGGTTGCTTACGAGGGAGATTCTCCCAGAGCGTATGAAGTTGCTTCTCAAATGATAAAAAATATTGCTGAGATAAATCAAGATTTGGTTTCTATTCATAAACAAATGAAAGAAATTAATAAAGAAGAAATTAACATCAGTCAAACAAACAATTCAATTTATGTTGGTTCTACAACAGATCTACAGGATCTTATAAATGAAGCAAGAAGTAGAACAAAGGCGATAGTGGATAATAATGGTAAGTAAAAAGGGTGGATATCTCGGCAACGTAAACTTAAAAGAAGCCGGGGTGAAAATAGAATTCACTAAAGAGCAAGTTGAAGAATATATAAAATGTGCTAAAGATCCTTCTTATTTTATTGAAAAATACATCAAAGTGGTTTCTCTTGATGAGGGTCTTATACCGTTTAATCTTTATGATTATCAATCAGAACTTGTGGAAATTGTCCACAACAATCGCTTTGTTATTGCAAAACTACCAAGACAGAGTGGTAAAAGTTTAACATTCATATCATATATTCTCCATTATGTTCTTTTCAACCAAAACATGAATGTTGCAGTTCTTGCAAATAAGCAAGCAACTGCAAAAGAAATCCTAAGTCGATTAAAACTCACATATGAATACCTCCCATTATGGTTGCAACAAGGAATATTAGAATGGAACAAAAATTCCATTCAATTGGAAAATGGTTCTAAAATTCTTGCATCCTCCACTTCCTCATCAGCAATTCGTGGTGGTTCATTTAATCTCATTTTACTTGATGAATTTGCCCACGTTCCAAATAATGTAGCAGAAGAATTCTTTAGTTCGGTGTATCCTACCATCAGTGCTGGTCAAACCACAAAGGTGTTCATGGTGTCTACCCCCAATGGTTTGAATATGTATTATTACTTCTGGAGGGGGGCCACCAAAAAGGAAGGCGAAAAAGGAAAGAATGAATATAAAGCAATAGAAGTAAATTGGAATGAGGTTCCTCAATATCCGGGTGGTCCGTTACGAGATGAAAAATGGAAAAATCAGACCATTTCAAACACCAGTGAACATCAATTCAAAATTGAATTTGAATGTCAATTTATTGGTAGTCAAAATACTCTAATATCTTCTGAAAAACTAAAAGAATTAACATATTCCGAACCATCCGTAAAAAACAACGACGGATTATGGATATATGAAAAGTTTAAAAAAAATCATTCATATTTTATCACAGTAGATACATCTGGTGGACAGGGAGATGATTTTAGTGCCTTTACTGTAATTGATGCCACGGAAATGCCTTATAAATTAGTAGCAAGATATCGAAATAATCTTGTATCACCTATGGTATTTCCTACTGCCATTATTGCAGTTGCTAGACAATACAATAATGCACATGTGTTGATTGAGGTTAATGGTATTGGTTCACAAGTAGCAGATATTATCCATTATGATCTAGAATATGAAAATCTTCTAAAATGCTCAAATAAGGGAGCAAAGGGTCAAATTATTTCCTCGGGATTTGGTAAATCTGGAAATACTATGAAAATGGGAGTAACCACAAGTGTCCCTGTTAAAAAAGTTGGTTGTTCTATTTTAAAAAGTTTAATCGAAGAAGATAAACTAATAATAAAAGATATTGAAATTATTAATGAATTGACCACATTTATTGCAAAAAGACAATCTTTTGAAGCAGATGATGGTCACACTGATGACTTAGTAATGAGTTTAGTGATTTTTGGTTGGATGACAAGACAAGATTATTTCAAAGAATTGGTGGACGGAGACATAAGAACTGACATATATGAAGAAGAACTAGAACGAGTAAACGATGAAATGACACCATTTGGTTTTATATCTTCTGGATCAGAAGATGATGGAGAATGGGACGGAGAAGACCGGTGGTATCCCGCACTCTAAATATCATTTTGTCTAAATAATAGGATTATATTTAGGAGAGAATTACATGGCTAGACCAAATGTTACAGTAATAATTGATGACCAGAGTTTTGTGATTCCGGGAACCGAATCTGGTGGATTGCATAGAGCCGGTTTCATATCTGATAATGCTCTCATTCCTAACTTGGGAACAACCGCAGAACGAAATAGTGGTATCATGACCATTGGTAGTATGGGTGACTGGTATGGTAGATTGTCCTCTCTTGATCCAATTCAGTCCGGGCTGAGTGCTGGCAATGGTGGTAACCATTCGTCAATTAACAGTGGAGGTACTGGTGCTAGATGGCCAGGTGGCCCTACTGGAGCGTGGGAAGGTGAATGGTGGACAGTTCATAATTACCTCCAATATGGTGGTGTTGCAGTTGTGGGATCCACTGGTGAAGAAGAAAGCACCGTAGGAGCCTTAGATGCTTTATCAAACAAACAAGTAGCACTGGATAGTGTTGTTGCTATGAGTAGCGCAAGAACTGGTTTAACTTTAGGTGGTGTTCTCGTCGGAGCGAAATATTATAGTGTTGTTGGTGATATTGCTAATGTTAATACGGTAGTTAATGCCAGACTCGATTGTATTGGGGTATATCCACATAAGGAGGGTGAGACTTTAAATGACTCATGGACAGATGCGGCAGCATCCACTTCTATTACACCAAACGAATACGCTATAGCAGTATATGGAGCAAAGAGATTCTTGGGAACAAGCAATGATGCTGATAATGATGTCAAAGAACTGAATTGTGCTCCTGATGTGGCTGGATGTTTAGCACGAACAGATAGAGAATCTGAATATTGGTTCTCTCCTGCTGGATTTAAACGAGGTGATATATTAGACAGCATGAGATTGGTTTACAATCCAACAGATGCAGAGCAAGATGAGATGTATGCTCAGAAGATCAACCCGGTTGTAACATTCCCGGGCGAAGGAACTGTACTCTTTGGTGATAAAACATTAGCAGCCGCGACTTCGACTCTAAGTAGAATTAATGTTTCTAGATTGTTTATATACCTAAAGAAAATTGTTGGTTCTGCTGCACGTTCACTTCTTTTTGAAATGAATGACGAAGACACCAGAAATGCTTTCGTAAATTCTATTGAGCCTCTACTAGAACGTATAAAGGGCCGACGAGGAGTTTATGATTATAAGGTAGTATGTGACGAGAGTAATAACCCTGGAAGTATTGTTGATGTTAATCAATTTGTGGCTGATGTGTTTATTAAACCTACTAAATCTATCAACTTCATTAGAATAACATTTACAAACGTTAATACTTCAGTTGATTTAGGCTGATAGAAGGAGAGAATTATGCCAATTAGTTCAAATATTGCTGATTTTAGAAGTAGATTTAAGGGCGGAAGTCGCCCAAACAGATTTGTTGTGGATGGTAATATCCCAACATCATCTGATGTTGGGGAATCTAACTTCTTAATTAAGGCTACAACCCTACCTCCTTCAACAGTTAGTATCATTCCTGTTCCTTTCCGTGGACGAATCTTGAAAGTTCCTGGAGATAGAATGTTCATGGAGTGGGATATTGTTGTTCTTGATGACCCAAAAACCAGAGATTTAAGAAAAGAATTTTTGGAATGGTCCCATGCAATAAATTCGCATTCAGGTAACTTAATAAACCACCAAGACTTCTTTAGCCAGTGGACAGTCACTCAATTAGATCATAATGATGACAGCGAAATTCCTGGTCGAAGACTTGTATTACACAATTGTTGGCCAGTTGAAGTATCTGGTGTTGAGTTAACTCACGATGTTCCAAATACATTGGTTGAGTGGTCTGTGAGGATAGCGTATGATTTCTGGACAGCAGAGGGCATTGAGTGATATACATATTAGTATACTAATAGAAATATAATATGGAGTTTTTGAAAAATGCCTATAGACCTCTTTGGATTTAACTTTGGAAAAAAGAAAACCAGCAAAAAGGTTTCGGAAGAAATTCCGAAATCTTTTGTTGCACCGGATAGTTATGATGGTGCATTTACTGTAGAAACAGGTGGTTTCTTTGGGACATATGTTGATTTTTCAGGTTCTATCCGAGACGAAAATCAATTAATCAATCGCTATCGCTCCTTGGCTTTATATCCAGAATGCGACAGTGCTATTGAAGATATTGTAAACGAAGCAATCGTTGCGGATAAAAGCAAAAATATGATCAATATTGATTTAGATAATATTAATCTATCTGATAATATTAAATCTAAAATAACCGCAGAATTTAAAAATGTATTCAATACACTAGACTTTAAAAATAAAGGTCATGAAATTTTTAGACGATGGTATATCGATAGTAAAGTTTATTATCATGTAATATTAGACAATAAGAATCCCCTAAGAGGAATTTTAGAACTTAGACCCATTGATCCTGTAAAAATTAAAAAAATAAGAAAAATTGAAAAGAAGCACGATAGAAATTATACCAACACAGGTAATGTCCCACTCATCAATAATATAGATGAATTCTTTGTTTATACTAATACGGATAAAGATTCCATATATCAAACTACAAGTTCTGGTATAAAAATTCATAAAGATTCTATTATCTACTCCCATTCTGGTGTTGTGGATTCTTCTTCTAAAAAGGTTGTAGGATACCTACAAAAAGCATTACGTCCTCTTAATATGCTTAGACAAATTGAAGATGCTGTTGTAATTTATCGTATATCTCGCGCACCAGAAAGAAGAATTTTCTATATCGACGTTGGTAATCTACCAAAACATAAAGCCGAACAATATATTCGTGGTATTATGAATAAATATCGAAATAAATTAGTATATGATTCTGCTACTGGTGAAGTTAGAGATGACAGACAGCATCTTCATATGTTAGAAGATTTTTGGCTTCCTAGAAGAGAGGGCGGTAGGGGAACTGAAATTCAAACCTTAAGTGGTGGTGAGAATTTGGGTGAAATGGATGATGTAGATTATCTACTTCGGAAATTATACAAATCATTAAATGTTCCTATATCTCGTCTTGAATCTGAAAATGGATTCAATATGGGTCGTTCTGCTGAAATTACTCGGGATGAAGTTAAATTTTATAAATTCATAGACAGGCTTCAGCATCGATTTTCTGCTCTATTTTTGGATATTCTTCGTATTCAATTGCTGTGTAAAGGAATAATCACAGAAAATGATTGGAAGGGAATAAAACAAGATATTTCTTTTATTTGGAATAAAGATAATTATTTCTCAGAACTTAAAGAAAATGAACTCATAAGAGAACGTCTTGATATGCTAAATATATTAAATGAATACATAGGTAGTTACTATTCTGTTAATTGGATAAGAAGAACCATTCTCAAACAAGACGATTTTGAAATAGAACAAATGGACAAAGAAATCGAAAAAGAACGAGAAATGGGATTAATACAAGACCAAGAGGAAGAGATCTAATATGAACGAAAAGATTAAAAATATGTTGGAATTTATGGTCCATGATAATGTGGACGAATTTAAGGATCATTTTGACATCGCCCTGAAAGAAAAGGCTTCAAGCCATATCCAAAATATATCTAAAAATGTCTCTAGAGATTTATTCAAAGATGTTCAAACAAATGAAGATTATGGCCGAAGTGGTATTAACACTGGTGTATATAAATTTGAGGATGAAAATGAAGCAACTAAATTTTTTGAATCTGCCATTAATGCTGGAATTTCCAAGAAAGATTTAAATGTTGCTGGAAGTGAAGTCCATGTTGGTGATATTTCTGATTCTGATATGGAAGAAACTTTATATGAATTAGCAAAGCAAATGAATGCTTCATTTACTGAAGAGAATAATTCATTCGCTTCAATAATTAATGCAGTTATAACTGAAAATAATGATATGTTTGTGTATACGCACAATGATGATAAAATTAAACTGACACCATATATTGTAGAAAATATAATAACACTCCATGATGGTTTAAACTTAGAGAATCAAAAAATTCTAAGAAATTCAATATTTGAAGACCGAAATTCATTTGATAGAATAGTCAATTTTGCAAAACAATATTCATCCAAGGGGACAGTATCATGACTTCAACTAAAAATATAATTGAAAATATATTAGATGAAAATATAATTTCTGCCAAAAAAAATATATCAAACATTTTATATTCTAAAATGTCGTCTATTTTAGAACAAAAATGGGAAAATTATATTCCATTGATTTTTTCCCCTAAAGTAGAAAACAATGAGGATATTAATGAGGATGTTGCTGCTTCTCTTCTTTCTGTTCTTGATAATGTCCTTACAGAAAAGAAACGAGAATACAGAGACAGAGAAACGATATATGGTATTCCTAAAGATGAATATATGAAATTGACTGATGATATGAAAAGGAAGGTTAAAGAGCGTTTCTATTTTGAAAAAGACCGAGAAAAGAAGACAAGGTCTCGTCATAGGGGTAAAAGATGAAACTAATAACTGAGATGACAGAAGATGTTGAATTCCTTACTGAAAAGGAAGAAAATGGTGAAAAACATTATTTCATTAATGGTGTTTTTATGCAAGCCGAACAAAAAAATAGAAATGGGAGAGTATATCCTAGTTCGATTTTAATGAATGAGGTCAAAAGATACAATTCTGAATACGTCAATAAAAATAGAGCACTTGGTGAATTGAACCACCCACAAGGTCCAACAGTTAATCTTGACAGAGTATCTCATATGATTAAAGAACTTAATAGTTCTGGAAATGATGTTGTTGGTAAAGCCAAAATTATGAACACCCCTATGGGTAAAATTGTGCAAAATCTCATGACTGAGGGAGCAAAATTGGGGGTGTCTTCTAGGGGGATGGGTTCTTTAAAATTAAATACTGAGGGCATCAACGAAGTTCAAAAAGATTTCTTGTTATCCGCTATTGATATAGTAGCAGATCCATCTGCTCCTGGAGCCTTTGTCGAAGGCATCATGGAAGGTAAAGAGTGGATATGGGATAATGGTATTCTTAAGGAAAAAACCATAAATGAATACTGTCAATTAATCCGTAAATCGAATCGTGTGAATCTAGAAGAAAGATGTCTAGATGCATTCAAGGATTTTCTATCAAAAATCTAATTATTATACATAAAATGACAAATATAGGAGTTGTTTCTTATGTCCGAAAACGTTAATGAAAATAAACCACAAGAAAGCAATACTGTGAGAGCAGTTGCTGATTTTATAACATCAAAATACTCTAAAATGAATGAGGCTGAGGGTGTTGCCGTGGAAATGGATGCTGAGGGCAAGTCCTCGTTTGATGCAGAAGGTAAGGGTCCAATGCTTCCGGATCCTATAAATGCTGATTCTAATAAGAATAAAAGTACCTTAAGTCCAAAGAAAGCCGAAGCATCTTCTTCTGATGCTGAGGAAGATGATGTTGATGAAACCAGAAAAGAACATCTAGAAGTTCTCTTTGCTGGTGAAGAACTTAGTGAAGAATTTAAGGAGAAGGCAGGAACCATTTTCGAAGCCGTCATCTCTGAAAGGGTGTCAGAAATTGAAAATGCTATACTGGAAAATTATGAAAAACAACTTACAGAAAATACCGAAACGATATTAAATGATCTATCAGAAAAGTTAGATGATTATTTAAATTATGTCGTAGAGGAATGGTTAAAAGAAAACGAATTAGTAGTTGAAAATGGTATTCGCTCTGATGTTACTGAGAACTTCATTCTTGGTATGAGAACCTTATTCGAAGAAAACTACATTGATGTTCCCTCTGAGAAGTATGATCTATTGGATGGTCTCTTTGAGCAAAATGAATTGCTTGAAACTTCTCTAAACGAACACATGCACACAAATAAAGAATTAATCAATGAACTCAATAGACTTGCTAAAGTGGAAGTCTTTGCAGAGGTTGCTGATGGTTTAGCATCTACTGATGTTGAGCGTCTTGCGACCCTCACAGAAAGCATTTCTGATGAAACTGATATTGATGATTTTAAAAGCAAAATAACAACTCTTCGTGAAAGTTACTTCTCTGGAGAAGAAATTCCATTACCTTCTGGTACAGTGGTAGAAGAACTTAACGAAGAAAGCACAGACAGTCGTATAAGTGGAGGTTCTCAACCTTCCGCTATGGACAAGTATGTTAACACAATTGGCCGTCATTCGAAGGCTAACAAGGTATCATAAGGAGAAAAAAATGAATTTTTCAGATACAAGCCCCTTTGATGTCTTGGTAGAGAAGTGGAATCCGGTTCTTAACCATTCCGATTTACCAGATATTCAAGATAATTATCGTAAAAAAGTTACTGCTGCTATTCTCGAAAACCAAGAACGTGCCCTTCGTGAGCAGGTTATTAATGAGACAGCGGCTTCAACAAATGTCATGGGTGGCAATTTCAGCGACCCACAGGTTGGTTCTGCTGGTAATCTTGCTGGTTATGATCCAGTACTTATCAGTCTAGTCCGTCGTTCTATGCCAAACTTAATGGCTTACGACATCGCAGGTGTTCAGCCAATGAGCGCACCCACTGGTCTTATCTTCGCAATGCGTGCAAGATACGATAGCCAGACTGGTGCTGAGGCTTTATACCAAGAAGCATTCTCGAAGTTCTCAGGTGAAGGTAATACTGCATATGGTGCTGCACATAGTGCCACTGGTGGTATCGACCCAACTGCTTCGCCTGCTCTTGATGGCTTCCGTGCAATGCTCACAGCAAACGCGGAATCATTAGGTGCTGATGGTGTCACAGGCTTTAAGGAAATGGCATTCAGCATTGAACGAGTTGCTGTGCAAGCAAAGACTCGCGCACTCAAGGCTGAGTACACCACCGAACTAGCACAAGATCTCAAGGCTGTTCATGGTTTGGATGCAGAAACTGAACTTGCTAATATTCTTAGCACCGAAATTCTTGCAGAAATTAACCGTGAACTTCTTCGAACCATCTATACAAGTGCAGCAAGTGGTGCTCAACATGGTGATCTTAATACTCAGGGTACTTATAACCTTCTGCTTGATTCAGATGGTCGTTGGTCCGCAGAACGGTTCCGTGGTTTGATGTTCCAGATTGAACGTGAATCTAACCAGATTGCTAAGGAAACTCGTAGAGGTAAGGGTAACTTTGTTATCTGCTCCTCGGATGTTGCATCTGCCCTCGCAATGGGTGGATTCCTGAACATCTCACCTGCTCTAAACGTCCAATTGGATGTTGATGATACAGGTAATACCTTTGCTGGTATATTAAATGGTAAAACTCGCGTCTATATTGATCCATACGTCCCATCGGGTGCCGATTTCGTATGTGTTGGTTATAGAGGCTCTTCGCCATATGATGCTGGTCTGTTCTACTGTCCATACGTCCCACTCCAGATGGTGCGTGCGGTTGGTGAAACTACATTCCAGCCCAAGATTGGCTTCAAGACTCGATATGGAATGGTCGCAAACCCATTCTCAAGAGGTGATGCCGGAATCGCAGACGCTGGTCTTGGTCAGGGCGACAACGTTTACTACCGACTCTTTACAGTTGGTGGTCTACACGGTCACACTGGTGGTTTCTGGAACACTGCCTGATTAGATTAGTTAATAATTAAACTTATTAAGAATAAAGGGGAGTCCTTCGGGACTCCCCTTTTTCTTTTGCATAAATAAAGGGCAAGGAGTATACTTATGCCCAATTATGGTTACACCGCAGATATACCAGATATAAAATATGTTAATAATGAGCGTCAACCAGAAACAAATAACTATCTAACTAATAATTATTTTAAGTTTGAATTTACTCGTCTGCCCACAGTAACATATTTTTGTCAACAAGTTAATCTTCCATCAATATCCTACGATGCTGCCAATATGGGAACAAGATTGGGGATCCCTCATAAAACCCCTGGTGGTAAATACACCTATGATGATTTAAATGTTTCGTTTATGGTAGACGAAAATATGAAAAATTGGATAGAAGTATATGAATGGATGCAATCAATTGGTATACTAAACGATATAAGTGATACCATTCCTCATAATGATAAATTCTCTAACGCCAAATTAACTATAATGAATAGTTCATATAAACCAAAATTGCAAGTAACATTTTATGATATGTTCCCAATTGGAATTAGTGGTATTGAATTTAACTCTACATTGCCTGATAATATTGCTATAATAGCATCGGCAACATTTGCATTTAATTATTATAAAATTAAATCAATATAATATAGGATCTTTATTATGAATATAACACAATTAAAGGAATTGGTAGAGAAAGATATGCCAATTAATGAAACAGAATTAGATTCTGAATCACTGAAAACACCACAGTTGCATAATAAATATCTCATATTGTTTATTGATGAAAAGATTTTATTCGAAAAAATAAAGTCTGATTTGCAAGTCATGAAAAAGAAAAAATGGTTATATTATACAGGAAAGATGTCCGAAGAAGAATTAAAATATCATGGTTGGGAACCCTTCCAGTTGACTGTTCTTAAAACAGATCTTGATAAATTTATAGAATCAGATGATGATTATATTACATTACACCATAAGGTAATATATCAAAAAGAAAAAGTCAACTACCTAGAAAGTATATTAAAAATAATAAACAACAGACAGTGGTATATTCGTTCCGCTATTGATTGGATTAAATTCTCACAAGGCGTTTAATGGTGTCTGATATAGAAATAACAACCATAAACAGCGTTCACTCTAAAATCTTTTGTGATAGGGGCATCTCAAAGGAGATGAGTGATTATTTCACATTTAAAGTACCCAACTATAAGTACCATCCAGCGTATCGAAATAAGATATGGGATGGTCAAATTAGATTATTCAATATACACAAGAAGACATTGTATGTCGGTCTACTCCCATATGTATTTCAATTTGCACTAGAACGAAATTATACGATAACATCTGATTATAAAATAAAGGAAAAATTAAAGTTAGAAGACACTAGAAAGTTTATAACGGATGTTATAAAACCAACCGTATCTAATAGTTATATAACTCCCCATGATCACCAAATTGACGCAGTTAATCATGCAATAAATCATGAAAGATGTTTATTACTATCTGCTACTGGTTCTGGTAAAAGTCTAATTATATATTCTTTAATACGATATTATCTAAGTCTTCTTCCAAAAGAATCTAAATTGCTTGTCATAGTACCAACAACTAACCTTGTCAGTCAGATGTTTAGTGATTTTGAAGATTATTCATCCAATAGTGATTGGTCAGTAAAAAAATATTGCTACAAAATATATCAAGGTAGAGATAAAAAAACCAACAAAAGAGTTGTCATTTCGACATGGCAGAGTCTGTATAATATGCCAGAAGAATACTTCAAAGAATTTAATGTTGTATTTGGAGACGAAGCACATCTCTATAAGGCAAAATCATTAACAGGTATAATGGAAAAGTTAAAAATATGCCCCTATAGAATAGGAACAACAGGCACATTAGATAACTCCAAGACTCATAAACTTGTCACTGAGGGGTTATTTGGTAAAGTCTATAAAGTTGCATCAGCAAAAGAACTCATCAATAAAAACATTCTAACCAATTTAAATATTGATTTTCTTAATCTTAACTACAGTGATGAAGAAAGATTGGAAACCAAAAGAATGAAATATCATGACGAAATTAAATGGTTAACTGAAAGTAAAAAACGAAATAATTTCATAATTAATCTAACCAAAACTATTAAGGGAAACACACTAGTTCTATTTAATTATGTTGAAAGTCATGGTAAACCCCTGTATACTGCTATATTAGAATCCAACAAAGAAAGTAAATCTTGTTATATGATATATGGTGGCACTGACGTAGAACAGAGAGAAGAAATACGAAAAAGGTTTGATAGTGAAGAAAATGCTATCTTAGTTGCATCATATGGAACATGTTCTACTGGTATTAATTTAAAAAATATTCACAATATAATATTTGCATCCCCATCTAAATCTGTAATACGAGTATTGCAATCTATAGGGAGAGGTCTTCGTAAGTCAGATTCTAAGGATTTTGTAAAATTGTATGATATTTGCGATGATTTGAAATACCGTAAGTATGTCAATCATACGTTCCGTCATGCAGACGAGAGAATAAAGATATATAGTAATGAGGGATTCAGTTTTAAAAAAATTGAAATAGATCTATAAGGGAAAATGATGTTAAATAACTCATATAGAATAATAAAATTTAAAAGTGGTGAAGAAATAATTACCACCATAAGAGGTCAAGATAAAAATCAATTAACTATTGAAAGACCAATGGTGTTTAAAACAACCACCATGCAAAATCCATATGGACAAATGAAGTATGTTACTGTTTTACAGAATTGGCTTTCCAACTCAAATCAAATTACTACTAAAATACCAAAAGAATTTATTATGACATTTTTAAATCCATCAGAAGATGCTATTAATTTGTATGAGATGGAGAAAGAAAACGAAGACAGACATCATGTAAATAATGATGAGTCTTTCAATATTGAAGATTTTATAAAAGATAATTTTGGTGATGATATCCCTGAACATATCATGGAAAATGCTATGGGAAATCTTATGGATGATATAATGAATTTAGATTATGAAAATAATTTAAACGATCTCGAAGAAATTCTCAAATTTGATGATGATGGTGGTGATGATGTGACAGAAAACATAATCTCTATGACTATTTTCTTTCCACCAAAAGCATTAATGGTGTTGGTGGAATCTGGTCTTCTTGACATTGATGAAGTTAAGAAAATGATCAATACTATCAATCATAG